AGCGTCACGTTCACGGTGACGGACGGCACTCAAATCTGGGGCGCGTCGGCCACGATCAGCACTGTGCGAAGCCAGCCGGACGTGACCGCAAGCCTGCCGTACAGCGGCGGGAGTGGTGCGGCGCTGACCCCGTCGCTGTCGGCGTCTGGAGACTCATGGACCGTGTCGTCGGTCGCCATCACGAACGCCGGCAGCGGATACAGCCAGTGGGATCAGGTGCTCATTTCCACGGGCGACATTGAGGCGTCTGGCTCATACCTTTACGTCTCATCGGTTGATGGAAACGGCGCAATCACTGGCATCGGCATCTCAGACGGCGGTTCGTATTACCGAGACACAGGCGTAATTTCGTCGGTCAATTTCCCGTGGTACGGCGGCGGCGGCGAATACTACAAATCGACTGGCGTCATTGAGTCGGTGGTCGTCTGGGAGCCAGGGTCGTATTACGTGTCTGAATCTACCGGCACGTCGGACGTGGACGTGCCGTTTGTTTATTTCCGGAGCTACTCAGGCTCCGGCGCGACGGCGACTGCCCAAGTTGATGGCACGGTTGGCTCGCCGACGTTTGGGCAAATCACCGGGATCACGGCGACAAATGGCGGGCAGAACTACAGGGCCGCAGGGACGGGCTGGGCATCGACTATCTCGATTGGCACGCTGAACCACCTAGAGGTTTTGCTTGGCAACGAAACGCCATCAGAGCCAAACGAAAACGATCCGGTTGATTGCGCGAATTTCTGGAACAAAAGGCTGCCGTTTGCTAATCGAGTGTCTTTTGAGCCGTGCCCTTACGACCTGCTGTCTCGTTCGCATGTGATGTCATGCGGAGCGTTCGGTCCATCGCTTGGGTTCAGTCTTCCGTTTGGCGATCCTTACGGCGACGGTATGAGCAGCGCGGTGTGGTGCAGGACGGCAGCCCCGTCTTGGGGAGGCGCGCCGCTGGCGACCTTCTTTGAGTTTGGTAACGGCGAAATCACCTGCACCATTTCCGCTGGGTGAAGGCCGTGATAACACCCTGCGTCTTCGAGCAGACCGACGGCGGATTTCGGTGCGTCACTTGCAATCGCATTGTTCGCTCTGAGTCGCCGAAGCCACCAGTTGCCGTCTGCCGGATGAGCCAAGGCTATGTCGCTGCCAGGGAAAAGCCGCCCCGCCGCCTGCTCCCCGGCGACGAACTCGCCGCCATCCTCCGCGATTGGCTCGGTATCGAGGCCGACGCTGGCTGCGGCTGCAAGTCGATGGCATCCCGCATGAACGCCCTCGGGCCTGATTGGTGCGAGTCCGAAGCCGGCCTCGCGGAGATTCTCGCCACGATGCGTGACGAGCATGGGAAGCGGTGGCAGGACGGTCGCACGCGACTGCCCTGGACTGACCTGGGGGCAACGCAGCTTGTGAAACTCGCGTGCCGCAGGGCCAGGGCGAAGGCTGTGAGTTGACGCCGCCGCTGGCCCACCCACCCAGTAAACCTAGGCAATCCGCCCGCAACTCCCTTGACCCAGAGAGCCTACACCTCACAATAAAGGCCCATGCCATGCGACCATCACTTCACGCTGGCCGGAACAAAGTGGCTCCTCCGCTTCACGCGACTGCGTGGCATGGCTGCCGGATGGGCCTACGTCCCTGACGCTAAGAACCCGAAGCTCGCCCGCAAAATCCTCATCGACGAGCGTCTGCGTGGTCGGTCGAAGCTCGAGACGATCATCCACGAATGCCTTCACGTCTGCCCCGCTGGCCCCGCGATCGATGAATCCCATGTGACCGAGTCGGCCAGAGATATCGCCAGGGTGCTCTGGGCGCTCGGCTACCGCGATACGGAGTGAATCTCTATGGCGAAGCGTTCCGCCCTCGCCGCGCTCGACGCGGCCATCAAGCATTCGCAGGACAACGGCCCGCAGCGGTCTTGGTTCTCAAGGCTGCCCAAGGATGCGCAGCAGGACTTCGCCGAGATCAAGAGCCGGCACGCCGCCGGCCAATATCGCGGCGTGTCCGTCGCGATCATTCACAAGGCCGCAATCGCCAGATGCAAGGAGGAAGGATGGCCGGAGCCAAAAAGCGTCGGAACGATAAGGGACTGGCTGAACTCCTAGACCGCGAGATCGACATCGCCAAGGACGCCGAGGCCGCGAGGCTCCGCGACGAACTGACGGCGATGCGCCGCAAGTACGACGCGGCGCTGAAGCAGGTTGACGCCGCTAAGGCGAAGGCCGATCAGATCGTCGGGATGCAAGGCATCAAGGCCGCCAAGAAGTTGCCGTCGCTCAAGAAGAGCGGCCGCAAAAACCCGGCGACGATGATGGTACTGCTCTCCGACATTCACTGCGAAGAGCCTGTGTCGCTGGCCGAAACCAATGGATTAAATCAGTTCTCCCTCGACATCTGCGATCAGCGGCTGGCCGAGCTACAGTCGCGGTTCTTCACGCTCCTCGAGCACGAGCGGCACCTGGCTGACATCAGCCGCGTCGTCGTCTGGCTCGGAGGCGATATGATCAGTGGGCATATCCATGAGGAGCTGGCCGAGAAGAGCCAGCTCGCCCCGATGCCGGCGTGCCGCTGGATCGGTGCCCGAATGCGGCGGTTCATCGACGCCGTCAGCGACAGCGCCGATCAAGTCGTGGTGGCGACTTCCAGCGGGAATCATGGCCGCTCGACGCCCAAGCTCCGCTGCCAAACAGAGCTGGAGCACAGCTTTGAACAGAATTTATATCTGACGATGGCCGCCGCCGAGACGCGAAAAAACGTCCACTGGCAGGTGGCCGAGGGCGAACTGAACTACGTCGATCTCGACGGGTTCACGGTTCGCTTCCTGCACGGCTTCAGCATCAAGTATTCCGGCGGCGTCTACGGCCTCGCATTGCCGGCGATGAAGGCGATCTCGGCGTGGGATGCGAGTCGGCGGGCCGACCTCACCTGCTTCGGCCATTACCATTCTTTTGGCTGGCTTCGTGGTGGCCGTTACGTCAGTAATGGGAGCGTAATGGGCCACTCCAGCTATACGGTGCGGATCAAAGCCGGCTACGAGGCTCCCTGCCAGGCCGCGGTGGTGATCGACCATGAGCGACGCGAAGTCACGAAGGCGATGCCGATCTGGTGCGACCGCGATCTGCGGGGGGCGTCGTGAGCGACACGTTCATGCTCCGCAAGGCCGTCGAGGCGGCCGTCGAGCACTCCGAAGACCCGCGCACGCAGAACGGAGCGGCCATCCTGCTCGACTCTGGGCGATGGCTCACCGCCGCCAATTGGCTGCCGTTGGGCGTCGAGTCCCGGCCAGAACGCCTAGAGCCGCCAGAGAAATACCGCTGGCTCGAGCACGCCGAACGCGCCGTGCTCCTGAAGGCCGCCGCCTGCGGAGCCAGGACGCGGGATTCGGTTCTCTATTGCCCGTGGTTCGCCTGCGTCGATTGCGCGAGGGCTATCATCGCCGCCGAGGTCCGCGAGGTCGTCGGCCACGTCGCCACCAGGCAGGCGACGCCGGAGCGGTGGGAAAACGAGATTCAATTCGCCGAGGCCATGCTGCGCGAGGCTGGCATCGGGATGCGGTGGCTCGCCGAGCCGCTGGGGGTGACGATTCGATTCAACGGCAAGGAGCTGGAACTGTGATCATCGGGCTATGCGGGCAGGCAGGGTGCGGGAAATCGACGGCTGCGGCGTTTCTGGAGCGGGAGGGGTTTGTGCCGCTCGCGCTCGCTGCGCCCCTCTACGAGGCTCTGGCGGCCATTACGGGCATCCCCGTCGAATCGCTGCAAGACCGGGCCACGAAGGAACTGCCGATCGCAGGCATCGGCAAGTCGCCGAGATACCTGCTTCAGACCCTCGGCACCGAGTGGGGCAGGGGGATGGTCAGTCAGACCGTCTGGATCGACCGGCTGATGCGACAAGTCGAGCACTGGACGGCCGCCGGCCGCGGCGTGACGGTCTGCGACGTCCGGTTCAACGACGAGGCCGAAGCGATCCTCGCCGCCGGGGGCAAAATCTGGCGCATCTACCGCGAAGAGCACTGGATCGGCGGCGAGGCGGCACGGCACTCCAGCGAGGCGGGTATCGACGAGCGGCACATCAGCCGGCGGATTTACAACCGCGGCGACCTTGACGCATTCGAGGGGCAGGTGATGACGGCTTTGGCCGCAGAACGCCACTCTGAGAGACTACTGGCTGTTACAATGTGATAAGACCCGTGACACGCCACGAGCGGCCCGCCAAGGCCCGCAACGCACTGGGAGGTGCAGATGGAACCGAAGATTCGTCGGAAGTTTAAGAGCGTTCCCGTCACCCTTTCGACGGCTACGCAGATTGCCACGACCCTCCGCTGGGATGACGTGGCAGGCGGCGCCCTCTTGATGGGAACGTCGAGCACGAACGTGACGACGCTCCAGCTCTGGGCCAGCGACCGCGTTGATGGCACCTTCGGCCGGCTGCGGAAGGTGGACGGCTCGGCCGCCGACCTGACCCTGTCGGCGTCTTCGACGGAGCCGCGGATTTACGCCCTGCCCGACGAGACGTATGGCTGCGGCGCCATCAAGATTGTGTCGGCCAGCACGAACTCGACGTCGGCATCCTGCGTCGTTCTTCTCAAGACGTAAGCAGGAGGACGCAGAAGGTGACGGCAGAGACAAAGGATACGCTGTTTGGCCTCTTGGACCGCTGGGGCTGGCCGACCCTGGCCGCCGTCGGCCTGGCCTTTTTCATCAGGCAAGACCTGTTGCTCCCGTTGCTCGAGGAGCACCGCCTGACGCTGAAAGAGGTCAGGGAGACGCAGCGCGAGATTGCAGGGGCGATTACGGAGCAAACGAAGCTGCTCTACGCCCTCCAGCCCCGCAGCGATCGGGCGGTCACGGTGAAGTCGGTCGAGTCGGATTCGCAGCCGAACTGACAGCCTTACATCCCTACAGTAGCGACGCGCCATGCCACTCAGCCCCCGACTCCTGCGCCCCAAAGCCGCCGCATCGACGGGCTTCGATCCGCGCTCCATCGCTAACCTCGTCTGGTGGCTGGACGCCAGCGACGTTTCCACCATGTCGCAGAACAGCGACGGTACGGGGGCGGTCGCGGCAAACGGCGATCCGGTCGGGCGGATCAACAACAAGGCTTCGGCGTCTTTCAACGCTACGCAGCCGACCAACAACCTGCGGCCTACGCTGCTCACCAGCGGCATGGGTGGACGGCCGGCGCTCTCGCTGTCGTCTACCGCAAATAGCGGGTTCTCTTCGGTTCCGAAGGTCACATCGTCCAGCACTGTCACATACTTTTTTGTCGGTCGTTACACCGGGTCTGCTGGCTGGCTCACCTTGTGGTCGTCGTCTTCGTTTATGGATGCCGCGCAGTCTGGTTCGATAGCGTCGCCAAACCAAACTTCTGGCACTCCGACGTATCGCGCTAACCGTGCGGCGATTGCCGCTACGCGGGCAGCAATTTATTCTGCCGGCAATAACGCAAACTTGCTGCTGACGGTGCGATCTCTGGATATGTCATCAGTGCAGTCGAACCAGTGGGGCGGTGCTACATGGCGTTTCCTTGACTACGACGGCACCTTTAACTTTCAGGGCGTTTTTTCGGAAGTATTGCTCTACGCCCACAATCTGTCTGACGCGGAAGTAACTGCCGTAGAAAATGGGTTGGCGGCAAAGTGGGGAATCGCATGAGGTTCTTTCGCTCGTCCGATGCAGTTTTGGAGCAGGTGCGTCTATCGCTGGATGCCGCCTGGGGGCTGCCGGCTAACGGCCAGATCACGACCCTCCTGCCTGCGGCTGATTCGCCGCATGATCCGCAGGGCCGCGTATTGCTCGCGGTGCGGAATGAGTTCTGTGAGTACGAGGCCGTCGCGGCGGTGCTGCCGCAGTTGCTCGCGGCCGGTGTGGTGGAAGAGATCAGCGAGGCGGAATACATGGCCTCGCTGCCGCCTCCGCAGATATGACCGTACACCCACAGAGTTCAGGCTTTTGAAGTAGCGTCATTCCATTTTCTGGAAAGTGGAATGGCAGCACTCACCGTAGGTACGGTATTTCGGGCAGATTGCGTGTGGGGCAATAACGGCGAAATAGGTTGCCGTTCGGGATTCGCGAACCGCGACCAAACGAGCGTTGACCCGATTGACGGGGGCGATAGGCTGCGGGCATGAAGGCTCTGCTACGGTTCGACCTGAGCGACCCCGACGACGCCCGCGAGCATCGGTACTGCCTCGCGGGCCGGGATGCCCTCATCGCCCTGGAGGTAATCGACAACCGCTGCCGGTCGATCCTCAAGCATGGCGAGCCAAGCGAAGAGACGGAGCGGGCCTTGGAGGAGATTCGCAGCCTGATCCCGCATGAGCTGGTGGAGTTGCTGGTATGAATTCCCGTTCGGGACAGTCAGAGGCGAAAACACGCGATTTCGATGCCGACGTTCCCGCTCGGGACAACGCCGCGCCGGCGGC